GAATATGAAGATGCCTACCTTAAAGATAGGGTAAGGGCATATCGTGTAGGCGGCTTCGTATCCGATGAAATGCTTTTATCCAATGCTGAAGATATCTGTAAAATCTACGGCATATCGCTTGATAATCTCAAATGCAAAGAACGTTATCATACCTATGTTATGGCCCGTGTACACTTTTGCCGGCACATGAGATTAATACACAACGCCAGTTTTAAAACGTTGGGTAAGTTCCTCAATCGTGACCATACAACTATTATCCATTATTTCAAAGATTATAAGATTACCCCTTTTGTTCCAGAAAATTCAAGACTAAAAGATGACCGAAAAGCAGATACATTCGCAGGTTTGTAAATACTTGGACTTGCAATATCCAAAAGTGATTTATACATCTGACAGTTCAGGGGTGCGGGTAAGTATCGGAATGGCTAAGGCATTAAAAGCCATTCGGTGCAAAGGCTATAAGATACCGGACCTGATCATCATGCACCCTAATAAAAGTTATCATGGATTGATTATTGAAATCAAAAAGGATCTGTCGCAAATATTGACTAAATCCGGGACATTTAAAAAAGATCAGCACGTTCAGGAGCAGCTTAAATCACTCGAGGAATTGAAACGGCTGGGATATGCGGCCATCTTTGGATGTGGATTTGACCATTGTAAATCAGTAATTGACGAATATTTTAACCCCAAAAACAAAATCAAATGACACGAAAACAAGCACTTTGCCAGTACCTGTTAGCAGGTGGCCGACTTTCAATCCTTAACGGATACCGACTTTTCGGAATCAGTAACATAAGCCGGGAAGTTAGGCGATTAGTTGAGCAGCCTTTTGGAGTAACCCTTACCCGTAAAAAGATGGAAGGGAAGACCAAATATGGTAGCTATTGCACATGGCTCGAATATAGCCTAAGCCATACCAAAATTAATTCAAAAGGTATTAAGTCCATGAAAGATGAACTTACAAAAAAAGATAGTAAGAAAGTTGTAAAAATGAAAGCAAAAGCTTAATTTTGTTTTGATGGGTAGCAGCATCATTTATAAACTTTTTGCCCCGATGGGATACTGGAGACTGCTACCTCCTTTATTCCGGAGGGGTATATCTTTTTATGGACCGCAAAGCTTTTAATTTTTACAAATCTTATTTTGAAGTTTTTAAGATGCTCGAAAATGATGAAGATAAACTTCAATTTATTACTGCACTTTTAGAAAAGCAATTTGAAAATAAAGAACCTGCTAAGATGAATACTATGGCGACATTTGCCTATAAATCTCAGGAACATAATATTATTGCACAAGTCGATGGCTATATTAGTAAAATAACACACCCTACCGAAGGGGGTATAAAAGGGGGTAAGAAAGGGGATATACAAGGGGGTTCGGTACAAGAGAAAGAGGAAGGTAAAGTAAAAGAGAAAGTAAAAGTAAAAGAGAAAGAGAAAGTACAATTCTTAGCTCCATCAATTGATGAAGTTGTTAAGTTTTTTGAAGAGAATGGATATACGAACGGAGATAAAGCTTGGAACTATTACAATGATGGAGACTGGAAAGATAGCAAAGGTAACCCGGTAGTAAGCTGGAAGCAAAAAATGCGGATGGTATGGTTTAAAGATGAAAATAAAAAACAGCCTACTGAACATGAAAAGCTTGCACAGGCTAACCGGGAAAGATGGCAGAGGGAACGTGAACGATTTGAACAACTACATAAATAAAAGCCATGAGACACGGATCATTATTTTCAGGAATCGGAGGCTTTGACCTCGCAGCCGAATGGATGGGATGGGAAAACGTATTCCATTGCGAGTGGAATCTTTTCGGACAAAAAGTATTAAAACATTATTGGCCACATTCAATCAGTTACAATGACATCACAAAAACAGATTTCACTATTCACAGAGGAACAATTGACATCCTCACCGGGGGATTCCCCTGCCAGCCGTATTCAGCAGCAGGGAAGCGGCTTGGCAAAGAAGATGAACGCCACCTGTGGCCGGAAATGCTTAGAGCAATACGAGAAATTCAGCCACGTTGGATTGTGGGCGAAAACGTTCTCGGCCTTGTTAATTGGAATGGAGGGATGGTATTCGAAGAGGTGCAAGCTGATTTGGAAGCTGAAGGGTACGAAGTCCAACCGTATGTACTTCCAGCTGCGGCCGTTAACGCTCCCCACCGAAGGGATAGAGTCTGGTTTGTTGCCTACGCCATTAGCTCAAGCAAGAGAGCAAACGAATTTCGAAGCATACGATCAGAGGATGGAGAGATTGAAGGAGAAAGGACACAAACCATTCACGATGCCTTTAGATCAAATGGCATTGAGGGGATTGTTACCAACACCAAAAGCGAGGGATTGGAAAGGGAAGGAAGGAAGAGAATCGGATTTACCTTCAACAATACATTTAAAAGGATTTGGAACTGGAACTCCTTCCCAACTGTCTCCCCAATTTGTTCTCGAAATGATGGGTTTTCCAACCGACTGGACGGAATTACCTTTTCTAAATGGCGAAACGAATCCATCAAAGCAGGAGGTAATGCAATAGTCCCGCAGGTAGTTTATCAAATATTTAAAGCAATACATACCTTTGAAACCAAAAACCTAAAACCATGAAAGGATTACAGCCACAGGCAAAGGATGCAGAAATTGCCATACTTGGAGCGATACTGATAGAATCAAATGCTATCGATAAAGTGACCGATCTACTCACACCGGATAGCTTTTATGTATCCGCACATCAAAAGATATTCACATCCATCCTTAACCTACAAAAAAAACACCAACCCATTGACCTTGTGACAGTTACGGAAGAACTGAAACAGGCCGGCCACCTCGATGAAATCGGCGGACCATACGAACTTGTAAAGCTTACCAATGCCATCGTGTCTTCCGCAAACATCGTAAATCATGCCCGGCTCGTTCATGAAAAGTTTACCCTCCGCAAACTAATATCCGTATCCTCTGAAATAACTGCCAAAGCTCTCGATCCTGAAACCGACTGCTTTGAACTAATCGACATTGCAGAAAAGCAAATCATGACATTATCCAATGCCAACGCCGCCGATACTATACACATTTCGAGCGTTTTGGTTAACACTTTACAAAAGATCGACAAATGGAAAGCCACTGGCAGCTCGATAACCGGCATAAAATCAGGATTTTCAGACCTCGACAATGCCACACGCGGCTGGCAACCCGGCGACCTGATTATCGTGGCGGCGCGCCCATCCGTAGGTAAAACCGCGTTTGCGCTTAATTTGGTGCGAAATGCGGCCCTCAATGGTGCTGGGGTAGGTGTATGGTCACTCGAAATGAAAGCGCCTTATTTAGCCCTTAGAATGCTTGCAGCGCAATCCGATATAATTTTGGGCAAATTACAGACCGGCAGCCTGACGGAAGCTGAATACAAAAAGGTGGCAGAATCTGCCAATAATCTCAGCCGGTTCAATATATTCTTTGACGATGCAAATGCCGTAAATTTACGATCCTTAAAAGCAAAGGCCCGCCGGTTAAAAAAGAAGCATGACATCGGCCTGATCGTTATTGACTACCTGCAATTGATGCACGGTGAAAGTAAATCTAACCGGGAGCAGGAAATTGCTACGATTAGCAGGGAACTTAAAAACCTTGCTCAGGAACTAGAGATTCCGATTATTGCCCTTTCACAACTTAGCCGTGACGGGGTGAAAAATAGTACATGGGATGTACCACCGCCAATATCCGCGCTGCGTGAGTCTGGTGCAATCGAGCAGGATGCGGACCTTATCCTTATGCTTTGGGGTGCAAATGATGCTGAACTATCAAATGACAAAAGCTTTGAAGGGAAAAGACGGGTAAGGATAATGAAGCAGCGGAATGGGATGCTTATGACTTGCGATCTGGATTTTAGAAATGAGATACAGGTATTTAAAAGCATTGCAGATATTCAAAGAGATGAAATAGGATTTTAAACTTATTGCCGTAAGTTTTTAATTAAAACGGTTAGTTAGTATTAATGACTTAAAGGGAACGGCAATTGGATAGCCGCTTGGCGTAAGTGGGAATAAATACCACCTCGGGATAACGTACCTGATCAGTCAGGTAGATGCAGGTTCGAATCCTGCAGCGGCTCAAAATTTATAATTATGCAAACATCAATAGAATGGTTACAACAGAAATATGATAATTGTCCAGAAAGTTTTTTAACAGATGAAGATTTTGAGAAAGCCAAAGAAATGCACAAGCGAGAGATTGGAAATGCTTTTTTTGAAGGTAAAAGTAATGGTATGGATATTTCACATCCTTTGAGCCTAACAAAAGAAATATCATTTGAAGAATACTATCAAGAAACATTTAAAAAAGATTAGTTATGAATGAATTAATAATTATAGTGGCACTTTTCTTAGGGTTTGTATTAGGATGTATAATAGCACATAAACTTAGACCTTAACCAACCTAAAAAAGATTAATTATGAATAAAAAACAAAAAAGCAGTAATGAGGTTAAACACATATTTGAGCGTGGGGATATAATTTCAAATGGATCTAAAAATGATGTTCGCCTTATATTAAAAGCAGAAAATAGGATTTATTATTTTATTAATTTAAAGTCACAATATTTTAAAGATATTTTTGGAAAACCTATTAATATTGAAAAAGGTAGTGAATCAAATCAATATGCTGATATTGTAGAAAAATATTTTTATTTGATCGAACTTTAAGTATTATCCTGCAGCGGCTCAAAATTTATAATTATGTTTTTAATTGGAATATTGCTTATAGCTTTTATAAGCTATTTATGGGTAAGTGGTATTGATAAGATGAGCAAAGAACATCCGGACTACAAAGGTGAGGACTTTCCATAATGGAAACAACTGATTATGGATGTTGTAAAAAAAGCAATAACCACTAATTCATTGCTTTACGTAATGCGCAATAAGACCTTATTTTGCTGGATAGGCGAAACAATCAACTAAAATACAAATCAGCTTCGGCTTTGCGTTCGTTGGGGGTTTCCCAGCACTAAAGCCGATTGATTGTACAAATTTTAAATTTAGAACAAATGATTATAGATAGCACAAAAGCCCCAATGACGCAAAACCACTGTTATACGCAGCCCTTTTCGGAAGTTTATAATGAAGATTGCATTGAGGTAATGAAACGATATGAAGATAAATTCTTTGATTTGGCGGTAGTTGACCCACCATACGGAATTGGAGCAAACAAAATGCAACTTGGCAATGGAAAACGTAAAATATACAGAGGTGAAAATGATTGGGATAATTCCATACCTACCGCTGAATATTGGGAGCAACTATTTAGGGTATCTAAAAACCAAATTGTGTGGGGTGGTAATTACTATCAGTTGCCACCTTCAAAATGCTGGATTGTTTGGGATAAAAATAATGGTGAAAGCGACTTTGCGGACGGTGAAATGGCGTGGACTTCATTTGACAAACCAATGAGGATAAAGAAAATTCATTGGTGCGGTTCAGCTTCAAAATGGGAGGACACTAATGGCAAGATACATCCAACTCAAAAACCAGTTAAATTGTATGATTGGATTTTTAGCGAATTTTCAAAGGAAGGCGATTTGGTTTTAGATACCCATTTGGGAAGTGCAAGTAGTAGGATTTCAGCAAATAAAGCCAAGTTGCGTTTTGTTGGTTGCGAAATTGATAGTAAATATTTCAATGATGGGGAAAAAAGATACAAAGAATTTATTTCACAGATGAGGCTCTTTTAGGGTTGCACATAACTATTGGCTTTACGCAATGCGTAATAACCCCTATTTTGGATGGATAGGCGAAACGATCAACTGAAATACAAATCAGCTTCGGCTTTGCGCCTTGTAACCAAACCATTCAACACTTTGCCACCTGCCTTTGTCCATCGCATAAACTCATCACTAATGGTCGCATCATTAGGATTAGCATTCACTTTTTTAAGTAATGTACTTTTAGCCAAATTGCCAGCACCTACATTAAAAGCAAAGGAAGTGAGCGCACCTAACTGATTATCATTAATTGAGGACTTTACAAGTTTTGTCACTTCATTTTCAAATTTTGTGACAATAAAAAATAACAGCTTATCCGCTCTATCTAATGTGATTTTATCACCTTCCTGCACCTTACTGCCATTCTCATAAAAAGTATTCCCGTAGCCAATTGTCCAAATCGAACTTGGGCAAAGGTAGGCGCGTAGTTTCAACCCCTCAAATTTTCTGATTATCGGTATTCCCTTGTTCATAATCCTTAATAAATTTTAATAGTTTCTTTTGAGCTGCAAATATAACCTTGTAAGCATTGCGTTTTATTACATTCATATCCTCAATCTCTTCCTCATAAGTCCTAAATTCAGTATCACATATATCCGCAATTGTAGCCAGTAGCATACACTCAACCTCAATAATCTGCAGCAGCTCATTATCAACCGGCATGAAGTCTGTCTGTATGTTAGCTTCCTCTGTCATAAGATTTTGCCTTTATGGATGCGATAATTGCGTACATGGAAATCTTTGCCGTTGTCAGATAGGTCAACCATTGCAAAGCCATGTGACCATTTATTTATAGGCAGATAGGCCGGATTCAATTCGCACAAACATCCCAAACTCCACGTTGTAACTATATCCCCGTTCATATTGCTTTCGGTGTGCTCTGAAACGCTATGATTATGGCCTTGCATAGCTGAAACTTTACCCCTTAAAAATAAACCCCTTGCCACGTTAACTGGACTGAATATCGACTGCCCAAATTCATGACCATGCACTATATTTAAATCATTTGCCTTTATAATCCGCTTATCGCCGATCAGATCAATGCCACGCTCATTTAGCTTTAAAAGATATTGTAATTCAAAATCTGGCACGTTCAATAGCTCTGGAGCTTTAGCCATAAGGTAATGCTGGTACCTCTCTTCATGATTCCCTATCTTATAATAAATCTTTGCGCCAAACTGACTTAATACATCCAAAAACTCACGCGCCGATTGTAGCTCATGCGCCACCGATCTTTTGCGCGGATCTTTGCCAAAACGGCTCAATTGGTAAAAGTCCAGTATGTCGCCATTCAATAAAATGGCAGTTGGCTTTTCAGATTTGAGAAAATCAAAACAAGCTGTCAAAGCTTCAATGGAATGATACGGAATGTGTATATCGCTTAAAACGGATATCTTTTTTTCTTTAATAAAATAAGGCTCATATTTAGTTTCTTCGGATTCAGGTAATTTGTACGGATTACGTGGCCTTTCCTCTGTCATTAAGAATTCTTTTTTATTTTTACTTTCCCGATATTTACTGCCATATTTACCTTCAATATATCTTAACAATGATCTGGCATCTTCGACATTGGTAAATGCCTCTTTATTGTCATTGTACATAATCCTTGCAAGTGTAAGCGTAGGCATCTTCATCCCATATTTTAACCTGTATTCCCTTGCAATGTCTGCTTTTGTCATTAGTTATATTTACAAAGTTATTTGAGCCTAATCCATAAGTAACCGCATAAAACACCTAAAAAAAGATAAAAGCCTTTGACCACCCAAAAGCTGATATTTGCCGTTAACTGATCGTGTTTGCTGTTTGTTGTTTGCGATCTGTAATCCATCGGCAAACCCCTCAAAATATTTAATTGAATATCATACACTATTGCCCGGCATGATGCAAAATAAAGGCCATAAATAGCCACATGATAAGGCCAAATTTCATCATAATAGCCAACCGATAAGCTCAAACATATAGCAAAGAAAACAACGCCTATTGTAATGGTCCATAACTTGTTGACATTAGGCGCACCCCATGACCGCATAATGCGGATATATTCAATTATCGCGCATAAAGATGCAGCCGCTATGGGATATAGTAATGTCATTTGTCAGTAATAATAAACCAAACATCATGATGATCAGGCCATAAAGCACCCCAAAAAAATAAGCTACCCAGCACAAACCAAATAATGGCAAATTGAAACCATCCTGTTTTTACAATTGGTACGTTAATATCGGATTTAACCCATGTGTATTGCCAGTCCGGTGTACCTGGTTGATGCTGCTTAACCATGCTTCCGGATCTGGAAGATTTGTAAGCTAAAATAATCAAAGGGATAATGGGTAGGTAGCAAAAGGCAATGGCTATCCACATATCAAAATTGTCTGCTAATGGTGCTAATTTATACATATAAACGTTTTAAAAGTGTTGCAATAAATCTTCTAAAGGTCCAGAAAAGTAAAGCCATAACCAGCCAAAATAGCCAGTTCCTTTGACCTTTTACATTATGAAGCTTTGCTGTAAGTTCGTTTGATATTTGTATTTGTTTGTCAAGTTTTGCATTTAATTGACTTGACATTTTTTGACAACTGTCAATTATTACTTGTGTCTTTGCCGTATTTTCTTGCGTCTTTACAATATGCTTTATTTGAGGCTTGCCGGGTATTTTTTTTATAATCTCTATTATCTTATCCTTATAAACCGTATCGCATTTAGCATTTATAAGGCTGTCGATCATTGCATACATCCCAGCATACTCACGCTCATAGGCTGCTATTAATTGATCATCGGGTACTTGGATTGTATCAATAGTTTCCTTTATTGGAAACCTGTCTGCACATTCTTTGGCGGATGCTTCCGGTAGTTTATCCATTATCTTATGCAGCTTATTAGGACTTGCACACGATACGAATAAAAGTAAAATAACCAAATATTTGCCCATATTAAAAAAATGAAAGTATAAACCCTGACATACCACCTACGATTGTATAAACAGCATCCCTCCAATCAAACTTACCATAGTCTAATAAGTCTTTAAGCTCTTTACCAATGGCAGCCGCTAATACCGCACAAAGCACCCACAGCGGGCAATGCTGAACTTCAACCGCTTTAAATAAAATTAGAGCAACAAAGCTAACAGATACGCCCGCCCAAAAGTGCATCTCTTTATCCTTCGGCGTCATGTTTCTTATCCGTTTTTGTAGCTCCGAAATAATAACCCACCACACCGGCCAAAGCACCTCCAAAGATGAAGCCGCCGGCCGTTAATACTAAATCATGATTCTGCTCAGGTATTGGCTTGACTTGTAGCAGATACAAAAGCAAAAAGCTACCCACAACAATAATAATCGCAAGTGAATTGCGAATGTCAGTTTTCGTCAGTCTTTTTAACCATTCTGGCATATACTTTATTTTTAAATTGTTTTAAATTATTAATAGCACCGGGCAGATTCTTAATGGCAAAAATTATCTGAGCAATTAGCGATATGCTAAATAATATATCATGCTTTGACAAAAAACCGATAATACTCATTATCGTCAATACTGCATATTCAAACTTCGCGCTCATCTCTCAATTGCTTTTTTATTGTGATCCTTATCTATTGTATTTAATATCCATGCTAAACCCATACCCAATATACTCAAAGTTTTTGTTTTTTCATTCATCCCCAACACGTGACTGATTGTCCTGTCTTCATTCCCAAACCTATATCCGCCGTTCTTTATCAAAGTATCATTAAATAAATCCCTGCAAACTACATTACCCAACTGATCAATACTTTTCGCTACCTTAAATAAATACTCATTTAACGCTTTAAACAAAGAACTGATAATCTGATAACCAAACCCAATTGGCAGTATTATTATTGCCAACACAATTGCGACAATTAATAATACAAATCCTCTCATAACTCCTCCGGATCAGGCAACCACCCTGCTGCTTTCATTTCTGCATCTGTAAATACCGTCACATCGCTCGGAATGATATACTTAAATAAAAACATTTGCTGCGATTCAATAAACGCCGCTAACCCATCCCTTTCAGCTTGTGATAATTCAGGAAACAAGGCAATAAGATTAGTCAAATCATTATCAGGATGCACATAAATAACCTGATTCGTATCAATCTGCAAAGCTGCGTTTACGGTATCAACATAATTACTATCTTTTGTCGGGTGCTTAACCCATCCAAACAGATACAAAGTCGCATCATTTTGCTGGTTGATCGGTCGCTGAATGCGGAATAACTCACGGCTTATTGCGATTGCCCTCTCTTCGCTTGTCAATCCTGCTTGGGGTAAAACCTTAATATATTGGGCGTTCATTGTGAATGATGAAATGATAAGTAATAAAGTCAATATATATTTAATAGATGCCATAATAAGAATTTATGTTTGTTTGCATTCCTGATCTATCACCTCCTCTATCAGTTGGGTAAATTATAGTTTCTGAAATATACCCTCCATAATAATTTGTTGTAGATCTTGCAGAGCCAATTCTAAATTGGTTTAAAGTTGTTTGTCCGTTATTATAAGCACTTGCATTTAATAGGGTTACATTATTACTATATAAGCTTACTGAAGTTCCTGTTGTGTTTGTAAAATATAAATAACTTGTATTTGCCGCGTAAGTTCCACCCCCCCTGTTTATTAATGTATTTGCATCATCTCTCGTAGTGAATCCGTATTGAGTATTATTATTCAAATATATATTTATTAATGGCGTGGCAGTTGTAGTTCTTGATACTACATTTATATCGCCTCTTGTATTGGTGTTTGTTTTATTTATTACACTTACGGATGTTAATGGTTTATCTTCACCGCTAAAATCTGCACCAACTGCATCAGCTGCTAAATCATCATTTGTGCCATCAAAAAATATACTTGGATCGCCTGCAATTCTTTCGATTACTCCTAAATTAGCTATACGTGGTTGATTCGCTTGAGTTGCTTGTGTTGCGTTTCTGCCATTAGTAGATTGATCCATCCACGTCACGATAAATCCTGATCTCGCATTTAAAAATTGCTTCAGTGCAGCTGTATCTAAATCTCCATTTGCAGTAAATCCAATCTCCTGTTCTGGCTGGTCCGTTGTATCCTTTCTAACCCTTACCGCTGCACCTGTATAAGCCGTTCTTAATTTACGCAAAGAATAAGCACCAGATGCACCTGTGTATTGATCTAAAAAAAGATTAGCACTTACCATCGGTCTATACGGCGCACTGGCATTTATAACAATCTGCGCATCTGCTTTAAATAATCCAATCAGTAATATCGTAAGTATTAACCTCATTGTTTTCTAATTCTATAACCAAATAAAGTTAGGGTGAAATATGTCGGCTTTGTTGTAACCGCTGAAAAGCGAACGAATACAAAGTTAGCAGGTGGTATCTTATTCGTTGTAGGTGTTACACTTGTGCCTGTTGTTAGGTTCGTAATCGCTGATCCGGTTGCGAGCCTTGTACCGCCTGCCGTTACGTTCAAAGAATCATTGAACCACACCTCCGGCGTTATGCTTGCAGATGTTCCCTGCAATGCCACCCGATAAGATGTTACAAACATCGTATCCGTTCCATCTAAATAAAAGCTACCTGCCAAAGTAGAAGTACTAAATGCAGCCGTATCGCCTGCTGCTGCGCTGCCTACGTTAAAAACGGCAAGGGGTATTGTGTCTTGCTTTAACACCACCTGCCTATTCTCCCAAATATCAGACGAAGCAGTATAAGTAATCGCATCTCCTGTTTTAGGATTAGTTATTTTCGTGTCATGTAGCTCCCCTAATTCTTGTCCGTTTTGCGGCTTAACATATATGAGCCCGTTTCCTACATTCGCTCGCTCTACCACTCCCACAAACACCCCATGTAAGGGTGCAACAGGCTTAGTCTTTGTGAAGCCACCCGGCACGCTATCCAGCCATAAAATATCCCCCGCCGTATAAGCACCTAAATTAATACCACTAACTTGACCTTGTGTAGTAACCCATCCCGCTGCACCGGCTGCTATGTCTGCTCTAACTATACCCAAAGTTTTGCTGCTAAATGTATCGCTTGTATTCTTTGCCAACTTAACCGATGCCCTGTCACCACTTGCGCCAAAGATATAAACGACCTGCCCTTTAGTAATCGTAACAGCTTCGGCATTGGTCACATAGGCTTTCACAACAGTAGCAGTATCTGTATTTCCTAAATCGACAACACCATTTGCGGCCGTATTGTAGGTTGCGCCATTTATAGTAACTCTTTGCGTTAATGTACCCGATGAATCTGGCAAATTAATTGCACTTGATATATTGTCATTATTTGTAAAAATTAATTCCGAAAAAACATTATCGGATGTTCTTTCAGCCACAATTCTTGCAGTTCCATCATTTAAATCATATGTGGCCGCTATTAAAGGATCTCCACCGCCTAATTCATTTATTGTAAGATTACCTGTTGTAATTGCATTTGTTGTAGTACTCCCCGCCGTTGTAACTTGTTGCAAGGTAGGTATTGATCCGCCATTAACCTTTATCCATTGCGTACCTGACCACGAATAAACAGAACTATCAGCCGCCGCATATCTAATAGCACCGGGCCTCAATCCGCCGGTACCAATAACATTAGGCAATAATAAAGTACTATCAAAAGCACCTCCCCTCCACTTATAAAAGTTATTGAATTGAGTGTATAGTTTGCCATCAATAGTCTGCCCATAGGCAAAATTGATAATCAGTAAACTACAAAAGAATCCTAATATTTTCGCCTTCATTGACACCGCCATTTATTGTTATTGTTTTTGTTGTCGCATTATGCGTGATATACCTCCTATCGTTACGAACTACATACGTTTGTAATATCCCATCGATAAACACAAAAGGAGGGATAGTTAGCTGATTATTTTGATAATCAGTATCGCCTTCCTCCATCGGTTGGCCGATACTTACTATGAAATCTGCAACTGTCATAAATCTGTTGGTATTAATATATACGAAATTGCCATTAGGAAGCTCATAATCAGACGGCACCTGACAAGCATTGTAAATAATCGGCAATTTTAAAGAAAGCTCAAAAGTAACCCCAGCCAATACATCTTCCTGACCTTGCCTGAAATATTCAAAGTTAAATGACCTCTCCATTACCCATTCTTGCAAATCCCATCCTACCTGCGCCAACAAATCATGAGCAATCTGCTCACAATCGGATTGCATCTCTAATTCATCCATATTTTCAACGTGGTGTATATCCGCAATGGTTACCAATATTTGGTATGTTTTTTCTTTGCCTGTGATGGATGAGGTATTTAACGTATACCACACCGCAGGATATTCTACGTCCTTATAATCAAAGACTATAAAATCTTCAGCTTTTACGTGCTTTGCCGTCCTTACCATTTTGTGGCCGGTGGCTATCTCGATCAGCTTTTTTATTATTTGATTGAGCGTCATGTTTCTTTAAATAAGCTTTCAGAAGCTTTTGAATTTTGTTAGTATATTGTCCATTCA